AGGGTATGGATAAAGAACACGAAGTAAACGGAATGGCTGTTCTTCTTGAAAACCAGGCTCGTCAGTTAATTGATGAGGCTTCAAGAACTGGTACATCTGCAAACTCTGAAGAGTGGTCAGGTGTTGCACTTCCATTAGTTCGTAGAATCTTTGGTGAGTTGGCTGCACAGGAATTTGTTTCTGTTCAACCAATGAACTTACCATCTGGTCTGATTTTCTATCTTGACTTCAAATATGGCTCCGCACAAACCGACAATCACACTAACAACGCTGATGTATATGGTAATACTTCAGGTTCTGGTGATGCAACTGGTGGTTTGTATGGTGCTGGTAAATTTGGTTACTCAATTAACGATACTGATTCAAGTGCAGTAAATCTGCATTCAGCTCTATCAAGTGGTAAATACATCACTGGTTCAGCTGCTTGGTCAGATGTTAATTTTGAACCAGACCTATCTGCTTCTGTATCTACAGGTGCTGAAGCCGACAATGGTCTATTGAAAATCTCTGTACACACTGGAGCAATCTCTGATTTCGACCCAGATGGTGTTAGAGCTTTCTCAATTTCAGGTAGTGGTTTTGATGCTTTCTATCCTGCACATACAACATATGATTCTGCAAATTCTGCAATTCATTTCTATGTGTTGAAATCAGCTGCAGCTGCACCTGGTGACTTGGTAGTATCTTACCACAAGGTTAAATCAACAAACTACAGCAGAACTGATTTTGAAGCATCTGCTGCAAACATTGATGCAAACCCTGAAACAGATATCGATATTCCAGAATTGGATATCGCGTTAAAGAGCATTCCTATCATCGCTAAAACTCGTAAGTTAAAAGCAGTCTGGACACCAGAACTTGCTCAAGACTTGAACGCGTACCATAGTGTTGATGCGGAAGCTGAATTAACTGCTCTTCTTTCTGAGTACATTTCAATGGAAATTGATTTAGAAATTCTTGACATGTTGTATGCAAATGCATCTGCTAAGACAGAAAGATGGTCAGCAAGAGTTGGATATGAGTATGATTCTGCTACTACATTGTTCGCACAATCAAGTGGTGAATCAAATGCTTACACTAAAGGACTTTGGTTCCAAACACTTGGAAACAAACTTCAGTCAGTATCTAACGCTATTCATCAGAAAACTCTAAGAGGTGGAGCTAACTTCATCGTTGTTTCTCCAGAAACAGCTACAATCATAGAGTCTATTCCTGGATACGCAGCAGACACTACAGGTGAAGCTACAAACTCATCATTCGCAATGGGTGTTCAAAAAGTTGGTGCTCTTAATAACAGATTTACTGTTTACAAGAACCCATATGCACAGGACAATGTAATCCTAGCAGGTTTCAGAGGAAGTAACTTCCTTGAAACAGGTGCGGTTTATGCTCCATATGTGCCGTTAATCATGACACCATTAGTATATGACCCTAAGAACTTCACTCCAAGAAAAGGTGTGATGACTCGTTACGCTAAGAAGATGGTTCGTCCAGAATTCTATGGTAAGGTCATAGTTGCTGATGTAAACTATGTGTAAGTTGAGTAGTTAATTTATAATTACTAACTAACATTACTTAAAAGGGTGGGATTTTTCTCACCCTTTTTTGTTTTCCTGATATTTATTTACAGATATATCTATAATAGACTATTAATAGGAGAATTTTATGGCTCAAGAACCGATATGGCCAGGTAGTGGTTCCGCTGCAAGTGGTTCTACACCATTTGGGTTTTATGATTTAGAATCAGACTTTCAAACTGATGCACCAAAGTTTGCATCATGGTGTGCAAAACGATTGGGATATCCAATAACTGCAGTAGAACTACAAGATACTCAATTTTATGCTTGTTTAGAGGAAAGTATTAGTGAATACTCTGCACAAGTAAATCAATTCAATATAAAAGACAATCTTTTAAGTTTAAAGGGTAATTCTACAGGTTCAAACTTAACTCACAAGAGAATAAAGAGAACCATGTCAGAACAAATCTATATTACTGAACAATATGGGAGTGAAACTCATATAGGTGGTACAACACCCGTTTATAAAGATTATATAACACTTACAAGTGGTTCTCAAGATTATGATTTGAATGAATTACTCGTAGATGGTAATGAAGTAAGTGGAAGTGGTCCAATTGAAGTAAAAAGAGTATTTTATAAGAGTATTCCTGCAATATCAAGATACTTTGACCCATATGCAGGTACAGGTCAACAAACAAACAATATGTTGGATGCATTTGGATTCGGTGGTTCATCACCAGCAATTACATTCGTATTACAACCAATATATGCCGATTTGTTAAGAGTTCAAGCAATTGAATTAAATGACCAAATTAGAAAATCTCATTATTCATTTGAAATTGTTAATAATAAATTAAGAATATTTCCAACATATGAACTTTCAACACCTGGTAAACTATGGATTGAGTGGATAAAAACAGAAGATAGAGATAATGCACTTGGTACAAGATATAGTGGAAGTGCTGATAGAATTTCTGATTTAAGTAATGCACCATATGATAATATGAAGTATAATAATATTAATGATGTGGGTAAACAATGGATTCGTAAGTATGGATTGGCTTTATCAAAAGAGTTATTAGGTATTGTTCGTAGTAAATACGGAACTATTCCTATTCCTAATTCAGAAGTTTCACTTGATGGTGATACATTGAGAGCTGAAGCAACTGCTGAGAAAGACCAGTTAATAGAACAATTAAGAGAAATGTTAGACCAAACAAGTAATAAGGCACTTATGGAAGCAGAAAGAGATTCTGCTGAATCATTACAAGAACAATTGAAAAAAGTTCCTTATCCAATTTACATAGGATAATCACATGGCAAGTAGATATTGGCCAACAAGAGATACAAACTTAGCCAAACGATTCAATGATGAACTCGTTGGTAATCTTAAGGATGGTTCTTGTGGTATTATAGGACAAGAAGTAATACTTTACAGAGTATCCACATATGATACTAAAACAAATATGTATGGTGAAGCAGGTGGTGGTAAAGTGTATGAGGCAGGTGTAAAGTTAAGTTGTATTATCGATGCACAAGATTTTGATTTTGAACTAAATGAGTTTGGACCAGATTCAAGACAAGAGGCTACATTCTCATTTCAAAGGGATATGTTGATTGATGTAAACTTTAGACCAGATATCGGTGATATTGTGAGTTGGAATTTAGGATACTTTGAAATCACTAAAACAAATGAAAACCAATTAGTTGCTGGTGATTATAATAAAAATTGGACAATAAGTTGTACTGCAAACTTAACAAGAATTAGTTCACTTAATATAGAACAAACAAGGGCGTTTTAATGGCAAGACAGAAACCACTATCGAGAAAGGCTCGTAGGGATTTTCGTAATTTATCACAAAGAGAAGATTATAACAGAGGAAACGAGTTACGAAGAGATAAGGATGACATAAAGAATATCAGTAATGAAATTATTGATATGGATAGTGCAATCATGTACTATTTCAATGAAGTTATCAAACCTACAGTCACAGAAA